TCATCCCAAAGCCTTTCGCGCGCGCGCCTGGTGGGTCGGCCGGTGGTGGCCGTAGTTGTCCTCGAGGGCCTTGACCGTCATGCCGGCGAAGGCGGCCGCTTCCCAGGCAGGGACGTCGGCTTCCATCAACCAGGTGCAGCAGGTGTGCCGCAGCCAGTGCGGCGTGATCTCGGCCGGCAGGCCGGCGTCGGCGACGATCGCCTCGAAGCCCTTGCGCACCTTGGCCACCGGCGCGCCGCCGTGGTGCAGGACGCTGTTGGCCATCTCCAGGCTGTCGCGCTCGCGGATCTCGGCCGCCTTTGCCTCGTCCAGGCGCTTCCAGCGGCGCATGTGCTCCAGGAGGCCGCGCGGCATCTTCACGACCGGCCGACGCTTGGTCTTGTGATCCTTCTCGCGCTTGCCGCGCCGCCAGATCATGCCGCTGTCGAGATCGACCCACGCCTGCAGCGGCGATTCCTGCCACAGCATCGCCATGGTCACGGCCGGCCGGTTGCCCGTGTAGAGGCCGATCAGAACGAAGCGGCGCAGGTGCATGCGGTTGGCGATCGCGCTGGCGCCCAGGCGCTTCCAGATGATCTTGCCCTGGGCGTCGAGCCCTTCGTTGCGGTAGCCCATGGCGGCGCGCAGCAGCTGGGCGGCCTGGCCCCGCGTGAGGGCGTCGCGGGGGCTGTCGGGCTTCTCGGGCATCCAGACCTTCGGCCGGACCGTCAGGGGGTACTCGCCGTTCCAGTAGTGGATGGCGGCCGACAGGTCCTCGAGCTCGCGCCGGGCGCCCTGGTCGGTGACGCGCTTTTCCAGCGCCGGGCCGCGCCGGGCGGCCTTGATCGTGTGGGTCATGCGCTCGGCCACATAGGCCTCGCACTCGGAGCGATAGACCTCGCTCAGCTTCTTGGTCCCCCAGAACCGCATCAGGGCATCGACCCGGACGGCGGTGGCCTTGGGGTCGGCCAGCTTGGGCGCCCGGCCCTTGAGGTAGTAGGCCAGGACCTCGGCGATCAGGACCTTAGACGGGTCACCTCGCCGCCGCCGATCATCTGCAGCTTCTTCTTCCTCGGCCCGAACCGCCCATTTCTGGCTGATGTAGGCGGCGAGCTGGGCCTCTGCCCCTTCAGGGCCTGAGAGGCGATCAGGACCGCAGCCTGTGCTGATCTCAGTCTGTCCGTCTCGGATGTAGTAGATGTCTGGGATCGGCTTGCCGGTCCTGGGGTGGACGCGACCACTGCGAAGGTGGAGCCGGGGGCCTTTGGACGGACGGGGCATGCTTCTGCGGGTTGAAAGAGCGCTTTTACGCTCGCTGGAGTCACCCACAAAAGTCCACGGACTCGCGCCGGGGTCAATCGACCCCGCGCGATCTCAGTGCGCAGCGACGAGACGGTGACCGGCCCGTGCGGCCAGAACACAGCCACATACTCGGCCAGGGTCATCTGGTCGTCGTCGGCCCAGTCGGCCGGATCCGGCCGGCGGTGGGCGCGGGCAAGGGGGTCTCGGCGGGCGGGCATTAGGCGAAGGCCTTTAGCGCGTCGCGCGCGATGATCCGCGCCCGGTGATTGATCTCCGCCGGTGACAGATCCTTGATCGCCTCGAGGGCCGCCCGCAGAGCGATACGTTCCTCGTCGCCAGCCAGCGCAGCTAAGCGCGCCGCCTGGCGGAACTCGTCGACGGTGAACTCCAGGGGCTCATCATGGCGAATCTCATGGCCGAACTTTGCGACGATGAAGCGGCTGACTGCATCACCCATGTCTACGCCTCCCGCTCGGAGGGTTTCGCTGTTCCGGGGATCCAGAGAGGCCCAAGGGCCACAGTCACGGCCACCGCCTCGGCCCGAAGCTGTCTCCAGGCGCCCGGATAGGCCGCCTCAAGGGCTTCGAAGGGAACCGGCCTGGTCGGCCCGGTCGGATTGCTGTCTGGGCTCGATGGTTCTTCCGTCACCGGATTGAGTTGATACAGCGCCCGCATCGCGGCCTCGGTGCGCCTGCAGCCGATGTCCAGCAGCTGAGGGCCGTAGAGTGCGTCATCGACCAGGGCGAGGTTGTGGCAATAGCCGCGCATGGTCATGCTGGCGCGCTCAAACGGTGTGGGCTGGTAGTCCGCGGGTTCATGGGGATGCGTCAGGACGAACACGATGTCCTCGACCAGCTGATCCTTGCGCTTCAGCTCGCTGACAACGACGGCGATCGCGTTCGCCAGGCGCTCATCGCGCATCCGCGCCTTGCGGAGCTTGAACTTGCTGGGCGCGGTCGCCGCCCACGCGCTGAGATCGGCGATGGCGTCTTTGACGTGTTGATCCATCGCTCACTCCCCCTCGTGCTCGATCTGGCGCTCGCCAGGCGGCGCGGTCGGGTCGTCGGCGAACATCCAGTAGTGAGCCTCGACGGCGAGGGCGATCCGCTCGACTGAGGTTCCGAAGTGCTGCGCTGCTTGGGCGAACGTGCCGTAGCGCGGTGTCCGTCGGTGACCCCTTAGCGACCACGCCTGCACCATGTTGGCAAAGCGCAGCAGCTCGGCTTGTTCATCGGCCGACATCGCCTTGAGGCGCGCCGTGAACTCGGTCTGTTCGTGGCAGTTTTCGTCGCTCATGTATCAAGCCCCCTCAGTCTTGAGGACGGCGCGGAGCGTTGGGGCAATGGCCTGCGATTTCGCCTGCAGGCCCATCAGCAACTCGTCTAGGCGTGGATGATCCTTGCCGGACATCGCCAAGGCGAGACAGATCCCGCCCGCTTCATCTACATAGGCGGCTGCGTTCTTCAGCGCCGCCTCTACCTTCTGCGCCCGCACCTCGGTAGCTTGCAGGCGCTCGCGTAGATCGGTGATGACTGCGTTCGCGGTCTCGTCGTGAGAGATGCTGGCGGCGAAAGCGACGCCAGCCTGTTCGCAGATCGTACGCTCGGCATCCGACAGGGCGAACCACGTCGTCGTTTCGGCGCGGGCAATGACGAGCGCCTCGAGCAGCTTCTCGCCCAGGCTCTTGGCGGTTCCGTCAGCCATGGGCGGGCGCCTCCGGAAACACCAAGTCGGCGGCGGCGGCCACGACGCGGCGGCCGGCTTCTGTCGGCTCATAGAGGCTGATATAGCCGTCGATCCAGCTATTAGGATTGACCCGCCAAGCGACGAGCGGCCCGTCAGCAGGCTTCGAGCAAAGCCCGCTCAGGAGGCAGTCGGTCATGCCGCCGTCGTTGGTCCGGGTAGAGCCGCGTTCAACGCATCGGCGAAGCGCATCCAGTTCCAGGGGCGTGACCCCAAGGTCCAGGCAGCGCTGGATGGTTGGGTCTTTGGTGATCTCATTCGCCATGGGTCGGCCCCTCCCCGCTCGAGGCCTGCGCCATCAGCGTCTGCTTAAGTGCAACGCGCAGCGCGTCCCCTTGCCACTGGATCAGGCTTCGGTTGTCCTTGAGGCCGACGAAGGCGCCGGGATCGGCGGCGGCTCGGGTGAGCTCCTGGGCCAAAGCCTCGAAGTCGATCCGGTCCCAGGCGGCGGCCTTCCGCGCCAGGCTCGCGACGATGTCGAACACGGCCCTGGCGGCTTCGTCGTCAGCAACCGCGCCGGCGATCCGGGTTTCGTCGCCGTCCAATAGGGCGATCCACGACCGGTCAGGAAACTCGCCGGCGTTGTCCAGGTTATCGATCACCGTCGTGGTCGCCAGCTCGCCGACATAGATCGACGCGCCGTCACCCAGTCCCAGCTGCAGGCCCACGTCAGGCCCGCTGTCCTCGTCGCTCGAGTGCCACGCGGTGTGGCCTAGGGGGAGGTTCGCAAGGTCCATCGCTCAGACCTCCCCAGTCTGGCCGGCGTCGAGTCGGCGCTGCAGGGCGGCAAGGGCCTGGGCGATGTCGTCGTTCGACAAGCAGAAGTCTGCCTGGTCGTTGTCGGGCTGGCGCACCAGCACGGTGATCTTCGACCCAGGTTTGAAGTGGGTGAGGATCTTGTCCATGTGGTCGGCGATCTTCTCGGCCGCGAACTCCAGGCCCGATTTCATCAGGCCGGCAGGATTTCCGAAGCCCATCGCTCAGGCCTCCGCCATCTCAAGGTCGTCCTCGTCCTCGCCCAGGAACCCCACCAGCTCGCTGGGCGAGACCGAGGCGGCGATCGCCGCGCGGATCTGGGCGTAGTTCGCCGGCAGCAGGCGCCAGCTTTGGCCGTGCTCGTCGGTGGCGATCGGCCACAGGGCGTCGGCCGAGATCGCCTTAACGCCGGTGATCTTCACGGCCACGCCCTGGTCGTCGTCGCCGGTGATAGTGATGGCCGGGCCCGACCGATTGGCCGTCCAGCGGTGAACGTTCTTCATAGGGGTCTCCCGTTCGCATCCGAGCGATGCGGAGGAACCACCGGCGGGCCGATGGCTCGACCGCAGCGCTAGGCGTGCAAGGTGGGGCGCTGGCGCATCTGAAACGCCAACGGCGTGAGCTCGCCGAGCTGAGACGTCGCCAGGTCAATGCCCTGTTGCAGGCGATCTTGGTCCGCGCCGTCGCCGGCTAGCGTGACAAGCGCTTGCGAGAGCGCATTGATCAGCAGGAAGACGCTGCCGACCTCTGGCTCCCCGCCAAGCCGTTCGGCGGCTTCTCCTGCAACTTGGACCAGCACGGCTGCGATCGCTTGGCAGGCTTCAAAATCCATTTCCTGCACCGCTCAGCCCTCCCCGCGCGAGGAGCGAGCCAGCACCCGCCAACAGGCCTTGATGCAGCGCGTGGCGCAGACCAGGCCGGCGATGCTCCAGGTGGCCAGCAGCAGCACGTTGATGGCGTCGGCGCCGCGTCCGGCGATGATCGGCAGGAAAGTCGAGGCCGCCAGCAGCACCGAATAGAAGCCGAGCAGCAGGCCAAGGCCCAACTGCACCAGGAGATAGAACCGCACCCAGCCTTCGTGGCGGCTGGCCGGCCGCGGCGCGGGATCGGGTAGGCGCGGATAGGGCGAGGTATCGTCGTAGGCCAAGGCTCAGTCTCCTGTGGGTTAGGCGGCGGGGCGTGCGAGCGGCGCTCGCATCGACAGATCGGCGAGAAGGCGCAGCAGCTCGTCGCCGGCGGCGGGGTCGAGGCTGAGCTGGCGCAGCGTGGCGCGGCCGAGCTCGCGGCCCTGCAGGGCCTGGGCGAGCTGGGCGAAGCGCCGGGAGATCCGGCCCGCCTCCAGCGCGGCGGCCTGCAGGCGTTCGGCGCGGACGGGGTGGGCGACGGCCGCCGCCAAGCGGTGACCAGACGCCACCAGCTGGTAGCGCGCAGCCATGTCGGCGGCGGCCTGGGCGGCCGGGGCGTTAAGCAGCCGCATCGGACGCGTCCTGGCTGGCGGCCTTGTTGATCGCAGCTTCAAGCGGCGTCGGCGCCAGCGCGGCGTTCATGACCGTACAGATCAGGTGGAGAAGTTCGGTCTCGCGCGGCTGATACTGGTGGCCAATGCCCCCGCTCATGACGAGGTAGCGCCCCTGCGCGTCGACAATTCCCCGACGCTTTGGCCGCAGCGGGAAATCAACAGCCTTTTCCGCGAACTCTTCGCGCAGGCCCTTGATGATGTGATCCTTAAGTCCGTTGGCGATGACCTGTTCGTCGACCGAGATCACGCGCTCGAGCCTGGCTGCGTCACGCTCTCTGATGCGCTTGGTCTCGGCGCGGTTGGCGGCCTTCGCCGTCTTGAGCGCGGCCATCTTGGTCTGCTGCTCTTCGGTGTAGGCGAAGGGCGCGTTCAGCCAACTCGAAACATACTGGCCGGCCTCGGTTGCGGCGTTCGCCTTCTCTTCGCCCACGGCCGCCACGCGCAGCGCGTGGAGAGCAGCGATGGCGTCAGCAGCGTTACTGCCGGGCGTGTAGATCGGCAGGAACTCCTCGGACATGAGGACTTCGCTCAGCTGGTCGCTGCTGCCCAAGTTCACCGATGACCTGGGGTCGTTGTAGTTGAGAGCGGTGAACCGGAAGACGCCCTGGCTTACGAGACCCTTGAAGACAGGATCCTTGGGCGCGTCATGGTCGCACTCGGTTTCGAGGCCATAGGTGAAGCGCGTGAACGGCGTGTTGCGACCCTTGTGGACGACCTCGGCGATCGTCATCAGGTCGATCGACCGCAGCTGCGACGAGACCTCTTCGATCCGCTTGCGCACTTGGCGCTTGAGCCAGTCGAAGTTCTGGCGGCCTCTACGGACCTCTTCGATCGCTGCCGGCTTGGCGCGGTCGAGGGTGGCGATCTTCTCCTGGACGTCGCGCACGCCCTTCTCGCTCCCCTCCTGAGCGCGCCCCAGCTTGAGCGCGATCTGGCGCGCCGAGAGGCCAGTCTCGTCGCGGTAGGCCTTCAGCGCCTGCGCGTCTTCCCAGGGCGACAGGTCCTCGCGCTGGCCGTTCTCGACCAGGCCGATGAAAAGCGCCTCGGCCTTGCTGGCCTCGCGTTGGATGAACGGCAGGCCTTGGGCCAGGGCTTCGGGAAGACGGCCCTGCGCCTGCAGGAGGCGGCAGGCGCGCACGCGGCGCTCACCGGCGTGCAGCATGCGGTTCAGTTGACCGGGGCTGGCCTTGTAGAGGACGATCGGCTGCAGCAGGTCGCCCGCCTCAGCGATCGAGTCGGCGAGGCCTTCCAGGGCGTCCTGGTCGACCGACTTTCGCGGATTGTCCGGATTGAAGTCGATGCGGTCGAGCGCAAAGCGCGCGATGGCTCCGGCGGGCACGAAGCCGTTGGCGCGATCGATCGCGTCGAGGGCTTCCGTGCCTTGCGGAGTGCGCGTCCAACCGAGATCCGCATCGCCCTGGACCAGGCCCAGCTCGACGAGCTTGCCCAGGTCGCGCTTGAGGTTGGAGCGCACGCGGCCTGTCCTGTCGACCAACTGGTCGAGCGTGTTGCCGGTGCCGGTCCAAGGGCCGCTGAGGGCGCGCAGCACGTCTTCAAAGGTCAGTGTGGTGGGCGACAGCGACGTCATTCGTCTTCTCCGGTCTCGATGTGGAAGGGCGCGGGCTCGGCTCCGATCGCCAGGCCCTCGGGATCGAACAGCGGCACGGCGCGCCCGCCGGTGTGGCTGTGCTCGAGGCGCGCGACGGGTCGGCCGAGCGCAATGTTGAGCTGGGTGTGGGTGACGCCGCTTACCCGGGCGAGACGCAGGCCGGCGTCCGGATGGCCCGGGGCGATCTCAATCCACGTAAGGTCGAAGGGGCGCGGGTTACCGGCCGGGCGGGCGATGATGCGGTCGGCGGTCTGGGCGATCGCCTGGGCTGTTGGAACGTCGTCAGCGCCGCGCTTGGCCAGTTCACGACACAGGCCCCAGGCCACCCGCCGCGTGGTCGGTCCGTAAAGGACCGAGCGGATCTCGGGCCGCCCCTCAACCGCGCGATAGATGATCGTGACGTCGTCGCCCTCGGCGAACTTGACCTCAGCCGGCGGGGCCGCGCCGAAATCCGCGCCGGCAGGGCCGCGGGCCTCGGTCACTTCGCCAGCGCTGGCCAGTTGGGCGGCGGCGGCCGCGAAGGAAACGACGTCGGCGCTCATCACCCCTGCCCCGTCGGCGAGCGCAGGACCTTCATGCGCGCGCCCAAGGCCAGCAGGTCGGTCAATGCCACCGCGCTGCGCAGGCCGGCGGCCAAGGCCTCGGCGCCGACGAACGGGCGCTCCTGCTCCAAGGTGACGGCCACCAGGATGGTTTCGTCGGCGTCCAGGCGGATGGTTCGGCCACCGGCGTGAAGCCCGATGACCTGGCGCGGGTCACGATCGGGCGAGAGCACGACCAGCGGCGCGGCGCAGATGCTGATCGCGGGGGCGCTGGCCAGGGCGGCGATGGCGTCGGCCACGTGCTGGCCCTGGGCGTAGAGAGCGGCGGGGCGGGCCATCACGCAGCCGCCTTTTCGGCGTCGGCGGCCATCTGCTCGACCAGGCCCAGCAGTTTGCCGCGCAGGCGGCCATCGATGCGCTGCAGGGCCAGCGCCAGATCCGCGCCGTGCGACAGCCCGGCCAGAGCCAGGCAGGGGTTTTCGGGATCGAACTCAGCGTCCGGATCGACCGTGTCCGCCAGGCCGTGGAAGAAGTAGCCGATCTCGACCTTCAAGGTCCGCGCGGTCTCATACAGCTTACTGGCGCTCACGCGGTTGGCGCCGCGCTCGTACTTCTGGACCTGCTGGAAGGTGAGCCCGAGGGCGTCGCCCAGCTCGGTCTGGCTCATGTTCAGCAGCTTGCGCCGCATCCGGATCCGGCGGCCGACGTGTTCGTCGACCGGATTGGCGGTGCGAGCGTCGCTCGTATCGTCGAAGGCCATGGGGGTCTCCTGTAGGAGCGCGCGCTGGGCGCTCCGGGGTTTGAAGTTTTCGGAATGAGGAGGGCCGGCCAGGGCGGTAGGGCTACGCCGAGCCCTGGCCGGCCCTCCGGCTCACCAGCCGTCGCCGTAGCCGTAGCCGTCGCCGTCGCCGTCGCCGTAGCCGTCGCCGTCGCCGTCGCCGTAGCCGTCGCCGTAGCCGTAGCCGTAGCCGTCGCCGTCGCCGTAGCCGTAGCCGTAGCCGTCGCCGTCGCCGTAGCCGTAGCCGTCGCCGTAGCCGTCGCCGTAGCCGTCGGAGCGGGCACCGCCCACTCCTTGGCCGTCGAGGGTCGCTAAGCGGCCCACTTCTCGGCCTCGCACGGGATGATGGCGATGAGGGCTTTGCGGCTGACCTTGAGGTCGGCGGCGGCGTCGAGGCGGGTGTCAGGCAGCGGGCCTTCCTTGGCCAGCTGGCCCAGGCCCTCCTTGGTGCCCCAGCGGCGCACCGGCCGGGCGCCTTCGATCTCGACCCAATCCGGCGTCGTGATCACCTTGCCGACCCAGACAAAGCCCCGGTCGGCCACCACCAGCGCCAGCCCGTGGGCCTCGCCTGTGGTTTGAGTTTGTTCCGTCATCTTGCTCTCCTTCAGGCCTCCCGCCGCTCGCCAGACATTCCCGGCGGCTGGCGGGAACCTGGTCGGCCTCTCCGAAACGACGATTGGGGCGTCGTGAGTCGGCGGGAGGTTGAGGGATTGTCAGCGCCTATTCTGACATTCTGTCAAGACATCATGTCAGGAGACGCGTTGCGGCCCTGGCGATAGCGTTGCTGCTCAAGCTTCCGAGAGGTTGAATATGAGGGCGCTGGCCGTTTTCGCCGGGTTGGCCACTATCGGCTTGATGAGCTGCGAAGCGCCGCAGGCAGCAAAGCCCAAAGAGCCGACGGCTCAAGGCGTGGCCGCGCCCGCAGCTGCGCCGGCCATGGACCTGTCCACACCTGACCGGGCGCTAAAGTCGCAATGGGCCTACGCGGATTGGTACCGAGCATCGTCCTGCACGGTCCGGAACGAGCTAGTTAAGGGGGAGACTGCGGAGGCAAAGCGGTTCGGCATACTTGTGCGCCCACTCCCTCCAGCCGACACGTTGACGGGCGCAGCAAAAGAAAGCTTCTTGGCGGCGAGGGCGCTGACCGAAAGCTGCAAGCCAGACGTACTGCGTCGAGAAATCAATGAAATAAAGACGGAGACCGAAAGCAGGGCTGTTGCATTCTACACCGTCTACGATGAAACACCGATTCCTGAGGGCTACAGCCTTTCTGAATATAGCAAAGAAGACGCCACTACTGGCGACCGATTCAAAGTCGTTCTGACGAAAGTAGAAGGCAAGTGGTTGGTAGAGGATTATGCTCGCTTCTTTGTTTACGATAAAAGCTGGCTTTCAATGACATCCAAACCGCGCGAGATCGCTCGCAGCACCACGGCCTTCTAGCCCCGCCCCACTACGCTGTGCATGGCCTGCACAATAGTGATTGGGTACTCAAGATCCTGGTCCGGATTGAGCTGATGCAGGACGAGCAGTTCGGCCTCGCGACGTATAAACCGCTTAAGAAACCCGCCGCCCTCGGTCGTGACGAGCACGCAATCCTGCCCTCGTGACGGCCAGCGGTTGGGAGCAACATAGATGATCTCGCCCGGCTCATACCGGGGGCTCATGCTGATATCCGCCACCTCAAGCGCAAACGCGTCGCGCACGTGCTGCTGGTTTGGATGCATGGGCACGTATCCACGCAAGCTCTGCTCCGCGATCGTCAGTCGGCTTTCACTGGCCGCCCCAACCCATCCGTAGAGGGGCACCAGGCCAGGCATCGGCATTACCTTGCCGCCCGCCGCGACTGTGCTGGGGAGACCGCCGAGCCATTCCTGAATGGTGCGCGCCTCGTGAAGCTGTAGGCGTCGCTTGCCGCCAAAAATGCGACTGACCGAAGCGCTATCCAGGCCGAGCAGACGCGCGAGGTCGGCCTTCGTCTTGCCCTGCTCCTGCATGGCAGCGTCAATTGCGGCGATTTCCGGATCCATCATGGAGCCGGACTCTGACGAAATGTCAGAACGCAGTCGTTGACGACTCGCGCGGATCACTTCACCCCTCGTCATGACATTTCGTCAGGAGCTTATGTCATGACCGATGGCGCCTGTCACGCGCCCGCGTCGGAAGCTGTTCCGACCGCCCGTGAGATCATCCTCAAGGTGATCGGAGCAAAGCGGCTTGCCGCGTGGTGCGGCGTCAGCGACGCAACACCCTATCAATGGCTTAGCAGGAATGGCGACGAACAGCCGATCCCGCTGGACTACGCGGCGAAAATCGTCGCCGGGGCCAGGGCTGAGAAGCTCGATATCCGACCGGACATCCTCTTCCCAAGCCTGGCGGGGTTGTTGGCGTGACTGCTCAAATGCCCATCCGGTCGCCCAGCGCGTCCACCTGGTCGAAAGCGCGATCCAGCTGCTCGCTTGCGATTTCTAGGTGCAGTCGCGCGCGGCCGATCTGGCGCCTGCGCGTCTCATGCTCGCCGGCACTAAACGTCTTGGGCTCCGCCAAGACCTCCCCCTGCGTCACCGTGTATCGCTCGCCCCTTCCGCAGGGGCAGGCGGTATCGGCGCGGCCGATCAGCAGCACGCGCAAGTCGCTGAGCACGCGCTCAACGGCGGCTTCTCTCTCACTCAACACTGGCTTTACTCCTGCCGCGACAACTCGTCGCACGGGTAATTCAAGGCGATACTTGAATTGCGTGCAACCTAAAAGGCAACGCTTCGGTTGCGACAGTGTGACTCAATTGACCTTTGGTTGCATTCCGAGTCATAAGCCGGATCTCGCGCGGGCCGCGAAATCCTCGCGTCGCGAGGGCGGCCGATGAGCGCCCGGCTTACGCTAACCGGCTTCCGCCCCGGCGCGATCTCAGACCTTCACTGGAGAAGGTCTTTCGAGGCCCGCCTTGAGCGGCTACGGCTGGACGTCGCCGCGCGTTCGCAGGCGATCGCTCGGACCCGCGAGCTACTGGCTTCGGACTATGCGGCTTTCAAGGCCACGGCCCGGATCCGACAGCGCCTGCAGTTTTCCAATTTCAGCGCCCCTGCGCCCTCAGCTGGTGCTGCGCCATATCGACGATCTCACGCGCTGTCGCCACGACTCGGGCGGATAGCAATTGACGGTGTGCGTCTCCCCATCCTGCCGATAGGGGAAGACGAGTGGGGGATAGCTCATGATCCCCGATAACAGCCACCATGCGCTCAAGGTGGGGCTCGACCGGTTCCTCGGCGGCCAAGACCAACAGCAGGTTTCCCAAGAGGATCTTCAGCGCCAGCACATCGGCGCGCAGCTCGATCTCGGTCTGGGTCGGGGCTTCACTCATTTCAGCTTCTCCGTGGGTAGTGGTTCCCTCATGGAAAGCCGAGTCGGCGGGGGCGGCCAAACCGCCTCCGCCGACGAGGGCGCCGCGCTATGAGCCGCCGTCTGCCCGAACCCAGCACCGAAGACCTGGCCAAGTGGGCGCGCCTGACCAAGGCCGCGCGCGAGCAAGCCGCCTCGCCCATGGCCTGGGCTGGAGATCTCGGTAAGCGCGCCAAGGTCGCCAGCCGCGCTCAGATCCCGCCCGCCTATTGCGTGAAGGGCTCGCCGTTCCAGCGCCTGGTCGAGCTGGGCAAGGTGTTTGCCGGCCTGCATCAGGACCAGCGCGCCGCGAAGGCGGCCGAGTTGCTGTGCCTAGCCGACGAGGTTGACCAGGCCCTGGCCTCGCGCCCAGCCCGCAAGCGCGCGGATCTGGATGGCTGAGATGACGCGCCGCCGGTCCTTCACCGTCGAACAGGCCCGCCGCAAGGAAGCGATGGATCCGCATGTGCGCTGCCGAAAGCTGGCGCTGGCGGCGTTGCATCTGGGCGGCGCGGCGCTGGGTGAAATGAACGGGGCGCAGCCCGACCCCAGCGGCTCGGCCCGCTGGGATCTGATCCGCTTCAACGACGAGCTGGCGCACGGCTGCAGCGCCGTCGCCCCGGCCCTGAGCGACCCTGACGGCCGACAGGCCTGGGCGCTGCTGGTCAGCGCCGGCCGGGCCTTTGTCGCCGCGTCCTCGCGCCGCCGGCGGGCCTTTGCACCCGCCCTGATCGCGGCAGCGCAGCTGGTCGAAGATTTCTTCCAGGAGCAACGCGGATGACCGCACTGTCGAAGAAGGATCTCGAGATCCTGAACCTGAGGGCCGCGCGCATGTCGTCGGCCTCGATCGCCGTCATGGTCGGCTGGTCGGAAGCCAAGGTCTACAATCGGCTGGACGCGCTGAAGGTCTATTCGGCGGCCGATGCGCTGGATCGCATCGCCGGCAAGACGGCGGTCAATCTGGCGGGCTTGGCGGCGTTCGGCGACGAGGCGTTCGCGCTGCTGCTCAAGTCGATGGTCGAGGTGATCGCGCAGGCGACGGCGGTCCCCGCGCCCCCTGCGCCGGCGGCCGTCCGCGTGGAAGCCGTCAGGGCTCAGCCTCGCCCCGCTCCGCCCCGCTCCGCTCCCAAGCCTCCTGCGCCTCGGGTCGAGCGCAGCAAGCCGGCGGCGCCGCGTCCATCGCGCCAGGCCGTCCAGGGCGAGACGCCCCTGCCGGTCGCCGCATCCGTTCCCCCGCCGCCTGCCGCACGGCGCGCCCTCCTCGGCGCTGTTCGGCTGAAGCCCGTCAGCCCACGGGTGGCGGCGTGGGCGGGCCACTTCCGCAGGGCGCGCTGGTCCCTGGAGGAAGTGGCCCATCTGTTCGATGTGTCGGAAGACGCGCTGGCCTCGGCGCTGGGTGAAGCTGCATGAGCCGCAAGCCCAGCCGCGCCGTGATGGAAGGCCACGCGCCCGCCCTCGTCGAAACCGACGATGCGCAGACCGCGCTCTATCGCGCGCTCAACTATCTGCCGACGCCGCCCTGGGCGGCTCGGGCTGGCGCCGAGATGCTGCTGCGCCTTGATCCGACGGCGCGCACGATATGGGAGCCGGCCTGCGGCGAGGGGCATATCGCCGGACCGCTGCAGGATTATTTCGCGGTCTGCGTGACCGACATCCATCCGCACGGCTTTGGCCTGGTTGAGGACTTCCTGCAGCCCAGCCCGACGCGACGATTCTGGAAGGCGGACTGGGTCAAGACCAATCCACCGTTCAAGGATCTGGAAGCGTTCGTGGCGCGAGGCCTCGAGGCCTCCAAGGCGGGCGTGGCTCTGCTGCTGAGGACATCGGCGGTCGAGAGCATCAAGCGCCACGACATCATGCAGCGCCTGGCGGTGCAGGTGACGTTCAGCGAGCGCGTTCCGATGGTGCTTGGCCGCTGGGATCCGGAGGCCAGCTCGGCGACATCCTACGGCTGGTTCTACTGGATGCACCCGGCGGCTGAGGCGGCCTCGCCGCTGGCGCTGGCGATCGAGGCGGCGCGCGCTGAGGGGTTGTGGTTGCACGGGCTGTTTCCGCCGGGCACCCGCGATCGCCTGTGGCATGCGGATGACGTGCGCAAATACGCCAAGCTGGCTCCGGCGCCGCTGTTCGACGGGGGCGTTGCATGATCGGCTGCGCCCACTGCGACGGCCTGCGCCGGCAGATCCGCGAGCTGCAGGAAGAGCTTGCCGAGTGGCGTGTGCGCGACCAGGTCGCGGCGTCTGCGCTGGACATTCAGATCGCCACCCTGGTGCGCCAGGCGGTCAGGGTTCTCAAGCAAGACCTGAAGTACTTTGGCCCGGCCGAGTTCCGGGTGCTCCTGGCGCTGCTGCAGGCCTCTCCCGAAATCTGCCCGCACCCGAGACTGTTTACGGTCGCCAGTCGGGGGCTGGAAAGCGACACAAGCATCGAGATCGTCAAGGTGCGGATCTCGCGCCTGCGGCGGCTCCTGCGGGTAGCGGGCTTTCACGACGTGATCGAGACCTATTGGGGTCACGGCTATCGCATCGCGCCTGCCGCTGCGCCCGCGATCAAGGCTTGGCTGGCGGATCTCGAAAGCGGAGAGCTGGTTCGCCGGGATGCGAGCGGCGCTCGCATGGTGGGGGCGTGATGCGCGAGGAAGACCTCTTCGCACGCGCGCGCGATCGCGTGTCGGTCGCCGATCTGGCCACGCATGCGGGATCGAAGCTGCGCGGCGGCCAGACTCAGCAGCGCGGCGTGTGCCCGGTGCAGGGCTGCGGAACCAAGTCCAAGACCTCGCCCTTCGCCGTCTGGCCCGCCAAGGGCTGGTTCCGCTGCTACAGCTGCGGCGTCTGGGGCGACGTGATCGATCTTGAGCAGCAGCTGGGCGGCGGAACCGCGTCGGATGCGGCGCGGCGGCTGCTGGGCGAGCACTTCAAGCCCTCGGCCCCGCGCAAGGTCTACACGCCGGTGGAAGAGCAGGCGCGCGATCGCAAGCGCCTCGAGCTGGCGGAGCGCATGTGGCGCGAGGCCAAGCCCATCCTGGGGACCCTGGCCGAAAAGTACCTGCTGGCGCGGTTCATCCACCCGGCGGTGATCGTGGCGGCCGCGCCGGCGCTGCGTTTCCACCCTGCGGCTCTGCATAGCTTCGACGAGGGGCTGCGGGTGTGGGTGACCGCGCCGGCGCTGCTGCTGCGCGTTGAGACGGTGAGCGGGCCCACCGGAGGGATTCACGCGACTTACCTGCTGCGCGACGGCTCAGGTCGCGACAAGGCGCTGGGCAAGAAGATGTGGGGCGCGCACGCCGATCAGGACGGTCGGCGGGCGGGGGCTTGGCTGATCGGGCCCGTGCGCGAGGGCTATGACGGCACGCCGCTGGTGCTTGCCGAAGGGCTGGAAACCACGCTGTCTCTGGCCTCGCTGGCCTGGACCCAGGGGCGTCGCGTGCGAGCTGTCGCGGCGTTGTCGCTGGACCGGCTGCAGGGCCTGATTGCGCGCGACGCCGAAGGCTGCATGGATCTGGATGCGCCGAAGGCGGATCTCGAGCATCCGCCGTTCCTCTGGCCCGCGCCTGAAGCCCAGCCCTGGCCAGAGATCCTGGTCGGGATCGATCACGACATGAAGCCCTGGAAGACCATGGGCCGCACCGGGCGCGGAAAGCCGGTGCAGATGGTCTTGGACGCGCAGGCCCGGGCGGCCCTGTGCGGGATCCTGGTGAAGCAGCAGTGGCGGGCGTTCGGGCAACCGAGCGTCCGCCCTCTGCTGCCGCCGCCCAACAAGGATTGGAACAACGAACTGCAGCGCCGGGTCGAGGCTGACCAGGCGCGGATAGGGGCGTGCGCGTGAGCGAGGGCATGGACGAAGATCACCTGGGCGCGGGGCAAGAGCCCCTGGCGGCGGACTATGAGCCGCTGAACCTGGAAGAGCCCCAGGACGGCGGTGACGCCGACAATGACAGCGGCGAAGGGCTGAAGGGCTTCCCGAATCCTCCGCTGAGCGAGTGTCCCGTCGTGCCGCTGGGCTGGTTCGGCAAGAACGTCGTGTTCGCCATGCCAGAGGGCGAGATCCGCATCGAGCCGGCCGCGAAGTTGGGCCAGATGATCACGGTCGACATTTTCGCCAGCGAGGCGTCGCGATCGTTCCTGACCTATTGGCGCGACAAGAAGGACAAGTTTCACCGCGAGCTCGCGGTCGTGTGGTTTGTGCGCCAGTGCCGCGACGCCGGTTACTGGGATAACAGCCGCGAGGTCCGCCTGCTGGGGGTATGGCCCGGCGACGACGGCGCGCCGGTGATCCACCTAGGCGACGAGGTCTGGCTGCTGGGCGGCAAGAAGGCGGTCAAGCGGTCGATCGCCGACATGCTGCGCCACAGGAACGGGCCGCTGTATCGCGTCCAGCCGCCGGCGATGCGGCCGGCCAAGCCTGCAACGGCGGCGGACGGCGCCTGGGTCCGCGACCAACTGGACCACTGGGGGTTCGAGCGTCTCGACGACGAGGGGTTGAGCGGGGCTGACATCGTGGCCGGCTGGCTGCTGCCGGCGTTGCTGGGCGCGGTCGCCCCGTTCCGGGGTCACCTGATCGTCTACGGCCCGCCTGGGGCAGGCAAGACCACCCTGGTTAAACTAGCGCGCGATCTGGTCTCGGCCAACGCTGGGCCGCTGCTGGACAGCTTCTCCGAAGCCGGCTTCCGCGCCGAGATCTCGGGCATGGCGCGAGCGGCCTTCCTGGATGAGGCCGAAGCGGCGTCTGACGGCCATGGGCCTGGGCCTGTGGAGCAAGCTCTAGGCCTCCTGCGCCGTATGGCCACCGGCGACGGCTCGGTGCGTAAGCAGGGCGGCGGCGACGGCGGTGTGACCACCCAGACGGCTGTGGGCGCTGCAATGCTGGGGGCTGTGACGCCGCCAAAGCTCGAGTCGGCCGACGCGACGCGCATGGTCGAGATCCGGCTTCGCCCCCTTCCCCCGCTCCCCCAGGACGGCCGGGATCCGGACGCGACAATCCGCGAGGCCCGCGAGAAGGCCAAGAAGCTGGCGCCTGCATTGCTAGGGCGCGCTCTGGCCAATGCGGGGCGCTACAAGGCCGACGTGGCGGCCATGAAGGCGGCCTTGCGACGAAGCGGTCAGAGCCCGCGCACGGCCGACCTGGTGGCCATGCTGGCGGCGGGGCGAAGGCTACTGCTGGTCGACGAGCCGCTCGATGAGGCCTCAGCCGACGATGAGGTCCGGTTCTGGGCGCCTCTGATCTATCAGCGCCAATCGCAGGATCTGGTGACCAACGTGGGGGCCGACGCCTTTGCGCACATGATGGCTGCGGAGAGTTCGCTCTACAGGTCCGACAGGCGGCTCTCGATAGGCGCCATGGTTGAGCGTATCGCCAAGCACGAGCGAGAGTTCGCCGAGACCCTCAGGGGCTACGGGATCCAGCTCTGGGAGGATGGCGACCCTCCGGCCTGGGAGGCGTCCAGCGGCGGCCCTGGCGGCCGTCCTGGGCCGTTCCTGATCGTGGCCAACAAGCACCCTGCGCTGGAGAAGATCTTCGCCGGCACGGTCTGGCGAGATTGGCGGCGCTCGCTGTCGTTCCTGGATGACCTCGGACCGGATTTCCAGACCTGGCCGACCAAGCCCCTGCGCTATGGCGCGGGCGTCAAACAGCGCGGCCTAGCGATCCCCCTCACCCCCTTGCTCGACAATCTGCCCGGCGGCCGTTCCAGGGCCGTTCCGACCAGCGTTCCGGAGGAAAGCGTTGACTGGTAACGACAATCTTCCACCTGGAACGGGTGGAACGCATGGAACGCCAGATGGTCTCCTGCATGCACATGGGCAGGCGGGCGCGGGAGTGTACATGTCCGTTCCATGCGTTCCATCCGTTCCACCTTCTATTTCTTCTAAGACTATCAAAGAGATAGATAGGAACGCCCCCCGGAACGCCCCGGAACGCTCGGCGTGGTTCGTCGCTGAGGTCGTTTCCAAGGAAGAGCCGCGCGCCCTGGCCCAGCTGGAAGACGCTGGCGTTGAGGCCTATTGCCCGGTCGAGACGCATCTGACCCGCCACTCGCGAAAGCAGGCCCGCAAGCGCTATGAGGTCCCCCTGCTGCCGGGCTATGTGTTCGTCCGCCTCCCGGTGACGGATCTTGGTTTGCCGACGCTGGACCGCGACGCACTGCGCGAGGCCTCGCCGATGGTGAAGGGCCTGGTGGTGGTGGCGGGCAAGGTGCGATCGATCTCGGATCGCTGGATCGACGCTCTGCAAGCGGCCCAAGCCAAGGGCGCCTTCGACTACCAGCCGCGCGGGCGGCCTAACTACGCCAAGGGCGACGAGGTTCGGATCGTCACCGGCGCCATGGCGGGTCGCATCGCTCAGTTCGTCGCCAACAAGAGCGGCCGCCTCAAGCTGCTGCTCGAGCCGATCGACGCGCAAGGTCAGCCCATCGCGAACGGCCAGCCTATCCGGGTCAAAGTCGAGCCGGAAGCGGTCGAGCCGGCCAATCCACTGCCGGTCGACCCGTCCAAGAACCTCTGGCCGCCGTCACCCGACATAACCCCATAACGCAACCTATTGCGTTCGCGCCCGAATAGCGGCACAACATGGACCAATGGCCCTGCTATTCGGGGTCGCGGACGATGGCCCAGGGCTTAGCCCCGATAAGACCGACCGCCAGAGAGCGGCAGGCCACCCGGTTCGGAGGTTCGGCGATCGCCAGAGCCATCCCGAGCACGCTAGCGCAGCATTGCCCTCGCCAAACCCTTGAACCACAAGGCCTTTTGCCCGCCCCTCGCGCCGCACCCCCTGGGGTCGACGGGTCCTTCCCCCGCCGCCGGGCGTATACGGTACAGCGGAGCGTGACCTTCAAAAGATCGCTCGTTGTGGAAAAACATTATGAGTGACAACCACTTATAACCCCGGAGGTCGCCCTTATGACCGCCGAAACAACCGAATGGGTCTCGCAGTCAGAGGCGGTCCGCCTCCTGGCGGCCCGTCAAGACGAGATCAGCCAGCCCGCGCTCAGCCAGTACCTGAAGAAGCACCCCGAGGTTGCGCGGAAGGACCTGGGCCCGGGCAAGGCTCAGATGATCGACTTCGCCAGCCTGGTGCGGTCTCGGGCGACTCGCCGTGGTCGCGGTCCGTCTTCGACGCCGACGCCGGTGCACCAGCTGCCGATCGGCGAGACGCCGACGCTCAACCTGGTGGTCGCGGCCGTTGAGCCCGAAGCCGAAGAGAAGCCCTCTCGCGAGGCGACCTTCAGCACCGAGCTGGCGAAGCGGAAGGCCATCGCTGACACCGAGACGGCCGAGTTCAACGCGCGCTCGGCCAAGATCCGCGCCCAGGAGCTGGAAGGCCGCCTGATCGACAAGGATCAGGTCTCGTTGGCGTTCCAAGCCGCCGGCGTCGCCCTGCTGCGGGCGATGGAGGACAAGCGCCGGGGCGTCGTCGACGCGATCCGCGCCGCCCAGGACGCCCGAGGCGCTGACCAGGCGATGCGGACCTATGAGCGCGACGTGCGAGCGGCGTTCGCACACGCCCTCAATGACCTAGCGCTGGCCGCCCAGCCCGAAGCCCTCGCCGCGCAATGAACCCGGCGCTGATCGGCGCCGGCCCCCAGGTCGCCGCCCTGTTTCTGTCTCTCGCGCAGGTCGTCGCGCCTCCGCCGGACGAGCCGATCTACGCCTGGGCGGAAGGTCGGGTGGTGATTCCGGCCGAGGCGAACACCGCGCGCCCCGGCCCGCTGTCTTGGGATGGGTTCGAGTACTGCCTGGAGCCGCTGGAGCGCCTGAAGTTCGATCACCCCAGCCTGCGCGTGCTCGTGATGGCCGCCGCCCAGACGGGAAAGTCGAACATCGGCGTTACCTGGGCATCCTGGATGATCGTCCGCGCCCCGCGCCCGATGGGTCTGGGCGTTCCGAGCCGCCCGAAGGCTCAGGCGTTCAACAGCAAGAAGCTGCAGCCGGTCATCGACCAGACGCCGATCCTGCGCGAGCGTGTCGTGCCGGAGGGCTCGCGCAAGGCCCGCGCTTCGACGTCGATCCAGAAGAACTATCCCGGCGGCTCGCTGACGATCTTCAGCGCCGCGTCGGTCAACGATCTGCAGGCGGAAAGCTACGGCGCGCTCTGGCTCACCGAAACGCCGAACTTCAAGGCAGAGCTGGGCTCGCGCGGTTCGCCGATCGGCCAGGCCCGCTCGCGGATGGACGGCTGGGAAGCCGCCGGCACCAAGGAACTGCACGAAAGCACGCCCGGCGAAGAGGGCGAGTGCCCGATCTCGGCCGAGTACATGGCCGGCGACCAGCGCCAAATCTACCTACCCTGTCCGCACTGCGACCACGCCTTCCGGATCGACTGGGAAGATTTCGTGGTGCCGGACGATGGTTCACAGGATCCCTACGTCATTCCGCCCTGCTGCGGCCATGAGACGGGGGCCATTGTCGAGGAGCGCGACCTTCCCGCCCTCAAGCGCCTGATCCGCGAGCGCCTCGAGCTGGAGGAAACCCTCGGGCCGGATCGGCTGCATGAAATCGGCGACCATCTGGCGGCCGGCTATCTGCCGACCTTCAAATCCGACAATCCAGAAAACCCTGCGCCGGGCAATTCGGTGCCGCGATCGGAGTTTAATCGCTGGCGCCAGCGCCCGACCGAAGGCCGCCTGGGCAGCTATCATTTCTGGCAGATCCTTTCGCCGCTGAAGACCTGGCGGGGCATTGCTCAGGACTGGCGTGACGCTCGCGGCAATCCGGCCGAGGAGGCCTCGTTCCGTCAGCAGAAGCTGGGCCTGCCGACCGTCACAGGCGTGAAGGCTCCCGACCACCAGGTTCTGGTGGAAACCGCAAAGAAGATCGGCGTTATCCCCAAGCAGATCCCGCAGGGGACCTGCTGGCTGAGCCTGCAGGCCGACGTCCAGGGCGACTGCATCGTTTGGTCGGCTATGGCTCACGGGCCGCTGTTCTCGGCCCGCTTCGACAACGGCGTCATCGACAAGGACCCGCTGACGATCGACGCCTGGGCCGAGCTGGGCCGCATCGTCGAGCGCCGCTACGAAGGTCCGCATGTTCGCCCGCTGGGCTTTGACGCTGTCGGCGTGGACTCGGGCGGCGTCGAGGGCGTGACCCCGCGCGTGTACGAGTTCTGCCGTGGCCGATCCAACGTGTATGCGATCAAGGGCGCGTCCCGGCCGATCCCTTCTGGCCTGCCCACCGAGCTGAAGAAGATCAAGGGCAAGGACACCCGCCAGCGGACCATCACCGTCGATCTGCTGTTGGTCGATGGCTACGTGATCAAGCGCTACGTGGCGCTGAGCCTTCAGCAGTTCGTCGCCAGCGGCGATCTGGGCGCGACCCAGCAGGGCGCGCTGCTGTTTGAAGACGACGCGACCGAGGAAGATTTCCGCCAACTCACCGCCGAGGTGTTCAAGCGCCCGGTCGACGCCAAGCCCGGCCAGCGGGGCGAGTGGGTCAAGATCCACGCCAACGAACAGCTCGACCTGGCCGTCTATGGCTGGGCGCTGGCCTATCAGAAGCGCATCCACACCTGGGACGCCGCCCGCTGGGAAATGGTCTTCAAGCAGCGCGCTCGCCTTCAGGAAGAGGCCGAGGAAGCGCCGCTGGCCGCGCTCTGGTCGGCCGAGCCGCCGCGCGTTCCCAAGGCCGAAACGGCCCCCAACCCCGGGACCGAGCGCCGGTCCCTCTTCAGCCGCCGGAGCGACATCTGATGCCCCTGACGTTGCAGGAAGAGGCCCGCCTGGCGCGCCTCGAGGCCGCCTACGAAAAGGCCCTGTCGGGCCAGAGGGCCAAGGTCACCCAATCGGGCGGCCGTCGCGTCGAATACGGCGATGTCGATCTGACCAAGCTCAAGGCTGAGATCGAGGGCCTGCAAGCCAAGGCCACCGACGGTGGCCGTCAACGCGGCGCCCTTCGGTTCCGCCTCTAGCCCCTGGAGACTTCCATGAATGACACCCCCGAAGCCCCGGCCCTCGCCGTGGCCAATCCCGCCGACAAGATCCTGGACAACCTGGACGCCTTCGCCGGCGTCGTCGTCCAGATCCTGGTCGGCGGCGCGCTGCCGCTGAGCTCGGCTCATACGCGCCAGCTGCTGCAGGCCGAGCACAGCTTGAAGGCCTCGACCGCCCAGTTGCGCGACTTGATCGCGGGGCTCGACGACGAGGACTTCGTGCCGCAGGGCATGTTCACCGGCTTCGGCGGCCTGCCTCTGCAGACCGAAAACGATCTGCGCGCCAAGGACGAGGCGCTGATCGCTGATCTTCTGGACGGCGTGCCCGGTGACATCGTGTCGATGCCGCCAGCGGCAGTCGAGCTGCCGATCTTCTCCGAGTTCGGTCGCGAGCTTGTCGGCCTGCCTGACGCCTCTGCGCTGGTCTCTTTGCTGCGCCTTGAAGTCGAGGACATCGATGGCCTGGCTAAGACGCTGAAGGCGCTGAAGGCCAAGGCCGCCGCGCGCAGCGTTCCGGCCGCCAGCGAGGAGCCGGAAGCGGGCGCGTCCGAGGCCGACCCGCCGCAAGCCGATCCCCCGGCCGACGAACCGGCCGCCGCCCCGACGCCGGAGGCTTAACGCACCATGGCCCTGTTGCACCCCAGCGGTCGGGAAATATCCCGCCAGGAAGTCGCCCGCGCGCGAGCTTCGGCCAATGCCGGAGAGGGTCGGCAGGGCCATGCCTATCAGGGCGCGGACACGAACGGCGTTTGGACCGCCAACTGGCCGGCCCGCCTGCAGTCGGCCGACCGTGACTGGCTGCCGGCGCGCAACATGTCGGTCGCTCGCGCACGCGACCTGATTAACAACGAGCTGGGCGGTCGCTCGATTGTCTCGCGTCGCCGCAACGCCGCGATCGGCCGTGGCTGGCGGCGTTCGTCGCGTCCGGCGGCCCGCGCCCTGGGTATGACCCAGGAGCAGGCCCGCGACCTTGGCCAGACGATCGAGGTCGAATGGGATCTCTACGCCTACGGCCACAGCTTTTCTTGCGACGCTGAGCGGCGCTTCACCTTCGGCCAGCTGCTGCGCGTGGCCGCAACCCACCTGATGCAGGACGGCGAGTTCCTGGCGATTGTCGAATGGGCCGGTGAAGAGGCGACCAAGTACAAGACCCGCCTGCGCCTGGTCGATCCCGACCGCCTGTGCAACCCGCGCGGCGTTCCTGACAACGGCAGTGTGCGCCAGGGCTTCAAGATCCGGGGCGGCGTCGAGTACGACCAGAACGACATTCCCGTCGCCTACTGGATCCGCGAGCAGCACCCCAGCGACGTCGGCCTGCAGGTCGCGATGTCAGAGCCCCGCCGCTGGGACCGCTTCGCCCATGCGCTGGGCCGTCCCCAGGTGCTGCACGGGTTCGATCCCGAGCGCGCCGGCCAATCGCGCGGCGTCAGCGCCTTCGCCGCCGCGCTGAAGGGCTTCCGCGCCCTCTCGCGCTTCCAGGACGCCACGCTGCAGAGCGCAGTGATCAACGCCCTGGTGGTCGGCTTCATGCAGTCGAGCGCGGGCCCGGAGGCGGTCAGCGACAGCTTCACGGTCGATGACCTGGCGGGCTTCGAGGGCGACCGCGAGGAGTTCTACAAGACGAACCCGGTCAAGATCGGCGAGGCCATCCTGCCGGTGCTGCCGCTGGGTGACGAGCTGAAGCTGGCCACGGCCAGCAAGGATGTCGGCCAGTTCGATGCGTTCTTCCGGTCCATCTATCGCCTGATCTGCGCCACGCTGGGCGTGACCTATGAGGAAGGGTCGATGGACTATTCCTCGACCAACTATTCCTCGGCCCGCGCCGCGATGATCCCGGCCTGGAAGGAAACCGAGGCCTTTATGGGCACGATCGACGCCATGCTGGCGACGCCGTTCCACGCCGCCTGGCTGGAAGAGGCTTTCGAAGAGGGCCACATCGTTCCGGCCAACGACAACGCCCCCAGCTGGTATGAGGCCCAAGAGGCCTACGCCAAGGGTCGCTGGATCGGACCGGGGCGCGGCTACATCGACCAGACCAAGGAAGTCGCGGCCGCCGCCGGTCGCCTCGAGGCTGGGATCTCGACCCTGGAAGACGAATGCGCCGACCAGGGCAAGGACTATGTCGAGGTCCTGGACCAGCGCGAGTACGAGCTGGCGATGATCGCGGAACGCCCGCATCTGGCCGCGGCGCTGGCGCGGGGCATGAACCCCATGACCGGCCAGGCTCAGCCGGTCGCAGAGGGCCAGGTCGCGCCTGAGGACGCCCGCCCGGCCGCGCGTTCGGCGCTGGCCGCTCTGCGCGCCATCGCGGACTCGCCCGCGCACGAAACCTTCCTGGACGCCCGTCCCGCCGCCTGAGGCCCCCGATGACCAACGCCGCCCTTCTGGCGACGCGCTATGCGCGCCGCCCGCTTCTGCTTGAGCCCGCCGCCGCCCTGCGCTTGGCCGAGCAGCTCCGGACCATCGACGGTCGCGCCTTCTCGCGTCCTGGCCGGCTCGGCGCGTTCATGCGTCAGGTCGGTCTGGCGTTTGGCGGCCGCGACGGTGCGAGCGCCGCTCGCATCCAGGCGATGGAAGATGATGACTACGCCCCGCCGCCTCCGCTCGAGGAGCGCCTGGCCTATTCGCCGCGCTGGGCGGGCGAGGTCGATGACCGAGGCTATTGCTGGGCGCTGAAAGACGGCATTGCGCTGATGCAGTGCGACACCCCGCTGGTTGAGCGCGGCGAGGAATTCTGCGGCGTCGTCTATCACGGCTATGACACGCTCAAAGCCGCGATCGCCGACGCCATCGCCGATCAGCGCGTGCGCGGCCTGTTCATTCGCATGTCCAGCCCTGGCGGCGTCGTCGCCGGCGGATTGGCGGCCCTGGCCAAGTTCATGCGCGAGGTTCGCGCTACTGGAAACGCGGCCGGCAAGCCCATCCATGTGCATGCGGACATGGCCTGCAGCGCCGCCTACTGGATCTCGGCCCAGGCTGACCGGATCACGGCCCCTAAGGTCGGCCTTGTTGGGTCGATCGGCGCGGTCCTGGTCCATGAAAGCTACGAAGAGGCCCTCAAGGAATACGGCCTCGAGGTCACGGCGATCCAGTTCGGCGCTCAGAAGACCGCCGGCAACTGGTGGTCGAAGCTGACGCCCGAGGCGAAGGCGGACCTGCAGGCGGAAATTGACCAGGTCGGCCGCGATTTCGTCGCCGACGTCAACCTGGGCCGTCCGATCCTGACCCAAGAGGCGCTGATCGGCACCGAAGCCCGTGTTTTTCTCGGCGAACACGACGAGGCGGCCCGTTCGGGCCTGGCCTTGGGCTTCGTCGACGCGATCCGAAGCGAAGAAGAGGCCTTCGAGGATCTCTACGCCGAGGTAACGCCCCCGGAACCGGCGCTTGGCGCCGTGCAACCCGTCTCTGGCCAGGCCAGGGACGCCTCAACCTCCCGAAAGGAGACGCTCATGGCCGGTTCGGCCCCTAATCAAGCGGCCCAAGCGGCCCAGACGCGCAAGGCGGCTGCTCTTAAGGCGCTGAGCGCTCAGCGCGCGAAGATCGACGCCGAGATCCAGGCCCTGGAAGGCGAAACCGACGATGAAGGCGCCGAAGCTGGCGCTGAAACGGCCGCCGGCACGGGTGAAGGCTCCGAAGACGACGACGAGGACGGCGACAAAGAGCCCAAGGACGCCCCGGACGCTCCCGAAGGCGCCAGTGAGGCTGAAGCCATCGCCGCCAGCGCTGAGGCCAAGGCTAATCCGGCCGGCGCCATCGCCGCCATCCAGTCGGGCCTGACCCTGGCGCAGTTCAAGGCCATGTCGGGCTCGGGCGCGCTCACCGCCTCGGCCAAACGCTCGCCTCTGGCCGAGGCGATGGCCGGGGCGCGCCGTCTGGGCCCGGACGCTCAGGCCGCCACCCATGCCGAGTCGCCTCTGGTCGCCTCGGCGCGTCGTCAGCGGGAAGCCGCCAAGCGCTGATCGCTCAACGCTGGCCGGCGAGCGCTCTTGCGCCGGCGCCTCCCTATGAACCTCTGAAGGAACAAGTCCCATGGACGTTGTGAAGTTCACCAAGCCGCGCACGGAAGGCGACCTGATCGCCGTGGAGTTCGATCCGAACTACTGCCGTGATGAAGTCACCTTTCTCGCCGGTTCTGGCGCAACCCGCGCCGTTCGCCAGTTCGCCGTCCTGGGCGCGCTGCTGACGGGCACGGTCACGGTCACCGCCGGTTCGGCCGTTTCGGCCAGCGGCGGCACGCCGGGCAACGGCGCGATCGGCACGGTCACCGCCGACGCGGGCGCGCCCGAGGGCGTCTATCAGGTGATCATCATCGAGCCGGCCGCCAATGGCGGCGTGTTCGAGGTGCACCGCCCGGATGGCCAGATCGATGGCGCCGGCGCGATCGGCACGGCCTACAACGGTGCCATCAACTTCACCCTCGCCGACGGTTCGACCGACTTCGTGTCGGGCGACCGCATCCCAGTGACGGTGGACTACGCTGTGACCGGCGCGCGCAAGTTCACCGAAATCGACTTTTCCGCGGTGGATGGTCGCGCCAACGCCGTAGGCGTCGCCCCCCAGGCGCTCACCGTTCCGGACGGCACGGATTTGACCGGTCCCGCCATTCGTCGCGGTCCGATCCTGCTGCGCAGCGAGGAGCTGGTCTGGCCGGCGGGCGCCACCGCCGACCAGAAGGCCGGCGCCATCGCCCAGCTTGCCAGCCTGGGCATCGTCGTCCGCACCAGCGGCTGACCCTAAGCCCGCCTCTCGACCCTCGTTTCCCCTTTCCAAGGACCCAGACACATGCCTACTGCTGTGATCACGCCCGATACGGGCCCGGTCTCGATGCCGTTCAGCGCCGTCGAGCTCACCGCCGCCATCAACGTTCTGCCTGCGCCGTTCGGCCAGATGGAGGCTGACGGCTACTTCCCGGCTGAACCGCTGGCCACCCAGTACTTCTCGATCGACATCGACAACGGCGTTGTCAGCGCCCTGCCGGTGACGGATGGCGCTCCCGCCACCTTGGCCAAGCACGGCTCTTCCGAGTCGCGCATCTTCAAGGTTCCGCAGATCGAGCACCTGGACTCTGTCCGGGCCAACGAGATTCGGGGCTGGACCCAACTGGCAGGTCGCTCGCGTAATCCCGACACCCTGGCCGACCTGGTCAACCGCCGCCTGCTGATCTTCAAGCGCAAGTTCAACCTGACGCTGGAGCTGATGCGGACCTCGGCGATCAAGGGCGTGGTGGTCGACGGCAAGGGCGTCGAAGTCGTCAATCTGTTCACCGCCTTCGGCGTGACCAAAAAGACCGTGTACTTCGACCTCAGCAACGCCAACGCCGATGTCGCCGGCCAGTGCGATCGGGTCTATCAGCTGATCAGCCAGGACCTGAGCGACGAGACCATGACCGGCATCGTCGCCAAGGTCTCGCGCCAGTTCTTCAACGCCCTGATCTCGCATCCGAAGGTCGAGAAGTTCTGGCTGCAGCACCAGGCCGCCCTGCAGCTGGCCAATGTGCAGCGTCGCCAGGACGGCGCCTATCGCGTGCGCGAGTTCGAGTTCGGCAACATCCTGTTCCAGGAGTACTCGGCTGTCGTGCCGATGTGGGGTGGGACCAACACCCAGATCATCGCCTCGGGCAAGGGCCATGCCTATCCGTCCGGCACGATGGACACGCACGTGACCTATGTCGCGCCGCCCGAGGACATCGCCGTCCTCGACGGCTCGGCCGCCGATGTGACCGACTGGATCCACATCACGACCGAGCAGATGAAGCACGGCAAGGGCGTGGAGATGCTGGGTCAGGCCAACTGCGTGCCGATCTGGCGTCGCGTGAGGCTGCTGGTCGAGCTCGACTCCGGCTCGGGCAGCTCGACCGATCCGATCGGCTAAGGCCCTTCGGGTTGTGAATGAGTTTGCGGCGGCGGTCCTGGTGATCGCCGCCGCATTTCTCGTTTCCGCCTGTCTCAGATCATGAGCTGGTCAGAAAATCTCGCGGCGATGAACGCCGACGTCTTCGCCGAGCTGGCGGACGGCCTGGCGACTTGGCCCGGCCTCGCCAACCCAGTGCCGGTGATCATCCGTGGCGAGGACGCCACGCTAGAAATGGGCGGCGCGGAAGCCATCGCCGCCGCCACCTTCCTGGAAGTGCGGGTCGCTGACGTCGCCAACCCGACCAAGGGCCAGGAGGTCCAGTTGGGTTCGGTCACTTACAAGGTTCTAGGCAAGCCGCGCCGGGGCGAGGATTTCTCGGTCTGGATCTGCGAGGTCGCGAAGCTGTAATGCCGCGCGTCGAGATCGATGATTTCGGCGACGTGATGACCGAGCTCGAGCGCGATGTCGCCGCCTCGATCACGGACGCGACGGCCGAAGGGACCGAGCTGCTCAAGCAGGACCTGCGGTCCGACACGGCGGATCATCTCAGCCCGCGCCTGGCCAAGAGCTGGCGCTCACGCGTCTATCCCGCCGGCCAGTCGAGCATGGATCCCGCAGGCTGGGTCTGGACCAAGGTTCCAAAACTGGTCGACGCCTTTGATCGCGGCGTGACCATCAAGTCCGCGCAGGGTCTGTGGCTAGCCATCCCAACGGCCGCCGCCGGCGCCAAGGGCTACACCCGCGACTCGGTGGGTCGCGCCTATGGCGCTCGGCCTAAAATGGAGCGCGTCACGCCGGGCGGCTTTGAGCGCCGCACCGGGCTGAAGCTGAGGTTCGTGTTCAAGTCGCGTCGCGTGTCGCTCCTGGTGGTCGACGGCGCGCGCTATGACAGCCGGGGTCGCGCAGCGCAGCTCAAGGCGCGTGGACGTAACGCGCGCCTGTATCGCGAGGGCGGAAAGACCATCGTGGTTTTCATCCTGGTGCCCCAGGCCAAGCTGAAGAAGCGCCTTGATGTCGACGGCGCGGCCGCCCGCGCCGAAGCGCGCATGCCCGCCCTGCTGACCAAGCACTGGAGATAGAGATGGGCACGAAACGCGAAGCGATCCTGGCCGCTGTCGAGACCCTGCTGCAATCAGCCGTTCCGCTGTCCAGCGTCAGCCGCGACGAGGTCAAGGCCGACGAGATCGACCCGGCAGGGACCTTCGTTGTGTTCGACGGCGACCCTGGCGAGCCGGAGATCGACCTTTCGCCGCTGCGCTACACCTGGACCCACCGGATCCCGGTCTCGGTCGGGGCGCGCGGCGGCGATCCGCGGGGCCTGCTGGACACCGTTCTGAAGTCGGTCGGCGTGGCCATCTCGGCCAATCGCACCCTGGGCGGCTTGTGCGAGTGGCTGGACGCCGAGGCGCCCTCGCCCGATCCGCTCGAGGCCCCCGGCACCGAGGTCCACCGCTGGACCGACCTGATCATCATCGCGACCTACGCGACGACCTCGCCGCTCGGCTGATGCCGTAAGGCCCCCTTAGCCCCCGGAGATCATCATGGGTTCCTATGCTTCACGCGCGCGCGGCGCAAACATCGTCCTGGCTCACGCCTTCGAGGCCGACTACGGCGTCTCGCCGGGCTCGGGCTATCGCCTGGTTTCGGTCTCGTCGCAGGACCTGGGCGACGAGCAGGGCCGGGTCAAATCCGACCTGCTGGGGCGTGGTCGCAAGCCCCAGCCGTCGAGCCTGGATGTGATCAACAATCGCGGCAGTCTGGTCGTGCCGGTTGATCAACGCCTGATCGGCGTCTGGCTGAAGCAACTGCTGGGCGCCCCCACCACCACCCAGGGCGTTGCGGCGACTGGCCAGATCGCCTTTGCCGCCAACCCGGCTGCGAACGACACGATCACGGTCGGTGGCCAAGCCTTCACGTTCAAGTCGTCGGCGCCGACGGCCAACCAGATCTTGATCGAAAGCAATCTGGCCAAGACCCTTCGCAATGCGGTGCGGGTGCTCAACACTAGCGCCGTCGCCGGCGTCGCTGCCGCCCGCTACGCCTTGAACACCGACCTCAACGCCATCGTTGTGACGCACAAGACGGTCGGCACGGCAGGCAACAGCTTCGCCCTGGCGGCGTCCGTCGCGACGCCCTCGGGCTCGACCCTGTCGGGTGGTTCCACCAGCGGCCCTTACAACCATGTCTTCAAGGCCGGCTCGCAAAGCCTGCCCAGCGCGTCGGTCGAGGTTGGCAACACCGATGTCGGCCAGTACCGCATGAACTACGGCATCATGATCGACAGCCTGTCGATCCCGCTGGCCCGGTCGGGCAATCTCTCCGCGACGCTGGCCTACATCGCGCAAGGCGAGAAGGCCGCGACGGGCTCGACCGGCGCCGGAACCCCGGCCGTTCTCGCCATCGACCGCTTCTCGCAGTTCGCCGGCGTGATCGACATTTTCGGCGCGCCGATCGGCAATGTCGTCTCGGGCCAGGTGGTGGTGAATAACGGGCTGGACGTGGCGGAGAACATCCGCCGCGATGGCCGCATCGACGGCGCGGATCCGGGCGAGCTGACGCTGGAGCCGCAGTTCACGGCGCGCTTTGGCGATCAGTACCTGCTGGACCTGGCCACGAACGATACGCCGGTGACGCTGAGCTTCGGCTGGGCGCAGGGCGCGGCGTCCCTGACCTTCCGCTACAGCCAGGTGCGCCTGCCCAAGCCGAAATTCCCCGTCTCCGGCCCCGGGTCGATCCAGGCTTCGTTCACCGCCATGGGCGAGACCGACGCCGCCAATGAGGCGCTCGAGGTCATCCTGGTCAACGACGTCGCCAACTACGATTGATTGCCCTTCCCTATCAACTGCAGCCTGGGTGCGAGCGCCGCTCGCACCCTTTCGCATGAGCGCTTCCATGAAATTTAATCCCCACGCTGTCGCGGCTCCTCTGACGGTCGCCCTGCCCGATGGCGCAACCATCACCCTGCGCCCCTGGGCGTCCGGCGCCGTGGCGGCCGCCCGGGCGGCCTATGCCGCCGCCCTGGCGGAGACCGGCAAGAAGGCCGACGCAGACGTCGCCTTCACCGCCGGCGCGGTCGCGTGGGCCGCCATTGCCTGGACTGGCGTCGAGGATCTCGAGAGCGGCCAGCCTTTGCCCCTCGAGGAGAGGTGGGTGACCGTGATGGTGACCCAGTTGCCGGAGGCCATGGACGCGCTGGACCGGGCCTATGTGCTGCCGGGCATGGCGCTGGAGCGGGAAAAAAACGCATCCGGGTCCGCGCAAGATGGCGCTGGGCAGGCGTAGGACCCGAAGACAGCCAGTTGGGCGCGCCCTGGGGCGGGCGGGACTTCTGCGCGCACTGCCCGGCGGTGTGCGACGACTGCCCGGACCGAACCCACGCCTGCGAGACCGCCGAGGGCGAGGCGGTCTGGAATCACTTCGTCCGCAGCGAGCGCCAGCTGCGGGTCGGCATGTCCGGCCCCTACGCCCTGGATTTCGCGGCGGTGCTGCTCTCCGCCCAGGTCCTGGGCCTTGATCTTCCCCTGATCGCCGAGCTGCTCGACGAGCTCGAGCCGCTGATCATCTACGCTTGGAGGCCTCAAGATGACGGTTAGACAGGTCGGCATCCGCCTGAAGACCGACGGCAAGACCGAGGTCCGCCGCGACTTCCAGGAAATCGCCCAGGACGGCAAGGCGGCAGGCCAGGCGATCGTCACCGGCATGAACGCCGGGACGACGTCGCTGGACAAGCAGGCCCAGGCACTGGACCGGCAAACCGCTAAGTGGCGGGCCATGGCCGCCGCCGCCAAGGCGGCCCAGGCGCAGGAAGAAGCTGCGGCGGCGAGCCGCGCCAAGCTTGACGCCATTCTCGGGATCGGCGGCGGCGGCAAGTCGGCGGCGGCTTCGGCTGAGGTTTTCATGGGCAATTCTTTGTCCAAGCAGCAGCTGGCCGGTCGCTTGAATCTGGCGCGTCAAGGCGCCGACGTCTTCACCACGGGGTTCATGGGTATGAACCCGGGCATGATTGCGATCCAGCAGGGGCCGCAGATCATCGACGCTTTGGCGACCTCGGGTATCAAAGCCACGCCCGCCCTGATCGGCGTGGGCGCGGCAGTCGGCGGGGTCGCGGCGGCCGTGGCGATCGCGGCGGTGTCGCAAGCCAAGTATGAGTCCAGCCTGAAAGGTGTCGAGGTGGCGACCAAGGGCCTTGGCGCGGCCTCAGGGCTCACCGCCGAGCAGGTGACGCGACAGGCCGAAGCGGCGGCCGACGCCAACGAGATCTCGCGCAGCGCCGCGCGCGAGTTCGCCGCGGAGTATGTCTCGACGGGCAAGATCGGCATGGGCGTGCTGCAGGACCTGGTGGGCATCACCAAGGACTATGCGGCGACCACGCGCCAGGACGCCGCCGGAGCGACCAAGGAGCTGGCGGCCGCCTTCTCGGACCCGGCGCGGGGCGCGTCGGATCTGAACGACAAGCTGCGCTTTCTGAGCGGCGCCGAGCTAGAGCATATCGAGAACCTGGCTCGCGCGGGTCGCGAGGCCGAAGCCCAGGCGATCCTGGTCGACAAGCTAAAAGGCTCGCTGATCGACGCCTCGGATGCGACCACGGGATGGGGCCGCACCGCCGACGCGCTGAAGCTAAAGTGGGATCGGGTCGCCGAGGCGGTCGGCAGGGCTGTCGATCGCATGGTCACGGGCGGTGATCGTTCCGACCGCATCGCCGCCGCGCAAAAGACCATCCAGGACGCCGCCAAGGCGCTGGAGAACGAGCCGGAATGGGCCCGCCGCATCCCCGGAAGCGCCGCCTCGCTTTGGGAGAAGCGCCGGCAAGAGGCGCAGGCGGAACTGACCAAGCTGCGCGCTCAGGAAGCGGCAGACGCCGCGAAGGCCAAGCAGACGATGGCCAATGAGGCCGATGCGGACCGAAAGGCCCTCGTCACGCGCTACAACCCCGGCGCCGCCCGCCTGGCGCAAGCCAAGGCCGACCGCGACAACCTGATGCGGCTGGGCACGCCAGATGAAGCCAGCCGCAAAGCCCTGAGCGAGCTCAACAAGGAAATCGCCGCCCTGGAAAAGGGCTACAAGAACGCGGGCGCCGCCGCTTCGGCCTTGTCGAAGGCCCAGCGCGAAGCCGCCAAGGACAGCCGGGACGCCGCTCGCAAGGCCGCCGAGGCCAAGCGAGACGCCGATGACCTGGAGCTGCGCCGCCTGCGCGAGGATGTGACCGTGGCGCGGATCGGCGGCGATGCGTCGATCATCGCCGCCGCCGAGCAGGAACTGCGCCTGCGCGAGACGATCATCCAGCGCGAGCGAGACGGCATGAGCGCCACCGCCGCGCGCCTGGAAGCCGAGCGCCAGATCTCGCGCGAGCTGCTGGCCCAGGCCGCCGCCCTCAAGGCCGAGAACAGCAACGTCAACCTGGATAAGGATGGCTTTGTGTCGGCCGAGGCGCGCATGGCCAAGGCCCTGGCGGAAATGAGCGGCGTGAAGGCCTTCAGCGCCAAGACGGCCTTGTTCGAGGATCTGCGGGTGAACACCCGCCTGGCCTTCGGCGACGGTCTCATGGAAGCGGCCGAGGGCGGCGACTTCTTTAAGGTGTTCACCAGCCGCCTGAAATACGCCGCCGCCAGCGCCCTGGTCGGCATCGCCACCGATGGCCTGTTCGGCAACCGCGACGGCAGCAAGAGCGGCCTGATCTCGGCCGCCATGAAGTTCTTCCTGCCCAAGAACCAGTACGCCGCCGGCACCTTGTCGTCGGCCGCCGGTCTGGCCCTGGTGGGCGAGAAGGGGCCGGAGATCGTGGACCTGCCGGGCGGGTCGCGGGTGTTCACCGCTGAGGAGACCCGCCGCCTGGCGGCCGCCAGCCGCGCCGGCATGGCCGGCCAGGCGCTGAACGTCACCTATGCGCCCACCTATACGATCAATGGCGGCGACGAGGCGGCGATCAAGCGCCTGGAAGCCGCCCAGGCGCAGGATCGGGCGGAGTTCGCGGCCCGGACCATCACGACGGTGCAAGACGCGCTCTCGCGCCGGATCTTGAAGGCGAACTGATGGCCATCACCTTCCCCCGCCCCATGCCCGAAGCCGGCGCCGCGCGACAGACGTTCGAGCTGGGCCGTCGAGATTTCCTTTCGCCGGAGACTGGCGGCCGGGTGGGCTCTATCGCTGTGGGCCCGCCCGTCTGGGTGGCGGAGTGGAGCCTAGGCCAGGGCGGTCCGCGCCGCGCCGACGAGTGGGTCGCGTTCGTCGACAGCCTGGAAGGTTCCAAGCGGCTGTTCGTCGGTCGGGACCTGTCGCGTCCCTACCCGCTGGCCTATCAGGACACGGCGCTGGCTGGCCTGACGCGGGCCGCGGGCGGGGCCTTCAATGGGGCCGCTTCGGCCTGGTCAATCGACACCGACGACGACGGCGCGCCGATCCTGGTCCTGTCGGGCCTGCCGGCGTTCTTCCGCCTGTCGCGCCGCGACTATGTCGGGTTCCGCTGGACGACTGAGGGGGTCGAGCGCCGCGCCCTGGTGCGCCTGGCCAAGGACTACACGGGCACCGGCGAGGGCTGGGGGCTGCTGCCGATCCAGCCGGCGGTGCCGTCGATCGTGCCGCCGACCGCGACGGCGCATTTCGATCTGCCCGGGTGCCTGATGCGTCTGATCCCGGACAAGACGGTCATCGGCGCGATGGATCGCCGCCTGGCCCCTGCCGTCACCGTCGCGGCCATCCAGGATCTGCTGCCATGAAGCTGCTTTCCTCAGAGGCGCAGGCCGCCATCGAGGCCGGTACGGCGGTGTCGAGCGGCGCGGTGCTGATCGGCACGACGCCCACCCCGGTGCAGGTCTGGGGCGGCTATGGCGAGCTGACGTTCGGAAGCCCGGCCTATACCTTCCAGGGCGTCGGCGACCACGGCCTGATCCGGGCGTCCGGCGGCCAGCTGGGCGGCGCGGCCCAAGGCGTGACGCTGGAGCTGTCAGGCGTGGAACCCGCCTTGCTGGCGCTGCTGGACCAGGCCGCGATCGCCCAGGCTCCGGTGATCATCTGGCGGCTTCTGTTCGACGCCACCGGCCGCACCCTGCTCGACTATCCGGTGTTCACGCGCGGCCGGCTCGACAAGGTGGTCGAAACCTCGACGGTCGGCGGGGCCTCGACCCTGACGGCATCGGTCGAGGGCGCGGCCAAGGCCCTGGGCCGCAACCGGGCCCGCACGCGCAGCGACGCCGATCAGCGGCTGGAAGAGCCCGACGATGCGGGGTTCAGCGCCACGGCCTATGCCGGATCCAAGGTGCTGTACCTGGGCGGCAAGATCCCGGCCAACGCCTCGAGCGGCGGCGCCTATGTCGGCGGCGGCGTGGGCGGCGGCAAGTTCGTCTTCACCGACATGATGAGTTTCTGACCATGCGCGATGATCTGGCCTTGGTGGCCTTTCTGGCCGCGCGGATGCGAGCGCCGTTCGCATGGGGCCGTGAGGCCAATGACTGCGTGTCGTTTGCGGCGGCTGCGGCCTTGGTCCAGACCGGCCGCGACGTGCTGCCGGCGGATGTGACCTGGCGCAGCGCGCGGGGCGCGGGCCGGGTGCTGCGCCGCCTGGGCGGCCTGGAAGCGGCAGTGGACGCCCAGTTGCCGACGATCGCGCCGGCCAAGGCGCGGCGGGGCGATGTGGCCCTGGTCGAGACGCGCACCGGCCCGGCGTTGATGATTTTCGAAGGGGCCGCCCTGGTCGGCCCCGGCCCGACCGGCCTGATGCGCCGCCCGCGCGCAGACGCGCGCAAGGCCTGGTCGCTGGACTGACCCGGATGCCCAAGCCCTTGAAACGTCGCCTGGCCCTGCTGGCCACGGCGGCCGCGATCGCTTTGGCGCCTGGCGTCGCGCATGCGGATCCGATCACGACGGCGATTGTCGCGGTCGTAAACGCAGTCGGTGGCGCGGCCGTCGCCGCGTCTATTGGCAATTTCCTGGTCGCCTATGGCGCCGGGATCTACGCCACGGCCGCTAGCTGGGCGCTGGGCAAGCTGACGGCGCCGAAGGTCTCGTCGGCTTCGCAGGAGCGCCAAGCGGCCGTCACCCAGCTGACCCTGGGCGAGGTGGCGCGGGAGGCGATCGTGGGCCGCGCGGCCACTGGCGGATCCCTGGCCGACGCTTACTACTACGGCGGGACCAACGGCACCGATTGGAACGCCTTCGTCATCGCGATCGCGGACCACCCTTGTGACGCCCTGGAAGGGTTCTACGTCAACGACACCTATGTGCCGTTCACCGGCGATGGCGAGGTGACCGGCTATGGCGGCCAGCTGCGCGTGGTCTGGCGGCCGGGCGAGGCCGACGACGCTGACCTGCCCAGCAACGTCCAGGGCCTGGGGCCGGCGACGGCCGCCGGTTCGATGAAGGGCGTGGCGCGGGTGTTCGTCGCCTACAAGGCCGACGCGCCGGACTCGAAGAACCCGATCTGGACGGCCGGTCGCCCGCAATTCCTGTGGGTCGTGCGCGGGGCTCGCCTCTACGACCCGCGCGAGGACGATACCGTGGTCGGCGGTGAAGGCGCCCAGCGCTGGGATGATCCGTCGACCTGGACCTGGTCTGAAAACGCCGAGCTGGCCCGCTACGGGTTCAATCGCGGCTTCTACGCCTTCAACCAGGTGGATGATCAGAACCGCCTGCGGGTCGGCCGGGGCCTCAGCGCCTATGAAGCGCCGCCCGAGCGGGTGATCGCGGCGGCCAATCTGTGCGATGAGCTGGTCGAGATCGACGAAACCACCAGCGAGCCGCGCTATCGGGTCGGCGGCGTCATCCGCGCCAACGAGTCGTTCGACCGGGTCGAGCAGATGTTCGCCGACGCCATGGGCGGCTACATCATCCAGCCCGAGGGCGGCGTCGCGGTCGATCCTGGCCAGGCCAAGACGCCGGTGGCGTCGATCACGGACGACGAGATCCTGGCCGGCTTTCCGATCAGCGTCACGCCGTTCCGGTCTGACAGCGACCGGGTCAACACCGTGGTGGCCCGCTACATCGAGCCCAGCCAGAAATATGCTGACACCGCCGCCGGCGTGAAGCGCGACCCGGCCGACATCGTCCGCGACGGCGGCCCCATGGAAGAGGTTCTGTCGCTGCCTCTGGTGCCCTACCGCACCCAGGCCGAGCGCCTGGCCGAATACCGTCGCCGCCAGCATCGCCTGGAGCGCCTGGCTAGCATCACCCTCGGCCCGCGCTTTGCGTTCATCGAAGAGGGCGACTGGATCGAGTGGAGTTCGGCCCGCTGGGGCGATGCACCCAAGCTGTTCCGGGTGACGGCCTATGCGCTGGATCAGGGCTGGCGCAACACCCTCTCGGTCGAGGAAACGGCCTATGAGGTCTTCGGCTTCGGCGGCGAGTACACGCCGGTCGAGGTGCAGACGCCGGCGCTGCCGCCCGGCGCCCTGGCCCTGACGGGTGTCAGCGCCATGGCCATCCAGCTGGCCGGCGAGAACGACGAGCTGACACCGGCGGTGCGGCTGTCCTGGACCACGCCGGTCGATCGCGCCATCGACCGGATCCGGGCCGAGGTTCGCCTTACCGGCGAAACCGACGTGGCCTCGACCACGACCGACGAGGTCAACGAGGGCGTGCTGGTCGTGACCAACGGCGTGCCGCCGTCCGCGTCGATCCAGGTGCGGCTCTATCCGATCGGCCTGCCCGGCCGTGCGGTCATTCCCAGCAGCTGGATCTCGCTGTCGACCGCCGGATTGATCGCCACCGACACAAAAGCCTTTGGCGGCCTGACGGCGGACCAGATCCAGGGTATCGAGGCGGCCGCCCGCAAGGCGCAGCTGGACGTCATGAACGCGCGCCTCAAGGCGTTGGCGGATCTCAACGCCGCCATGGCCCAAATTCGCGCGGTCCTGGAAGGCCGCCCCATGGGTGAGGTGCTCGTCGAGCAGCGCGACATCCTGGTGCAGACCAATGTCACGGTGGGCGAGAACACGGCCGCCATCACGGCCGAGACCCTGGCGCGCCAGACGGCCGTGTCAGCCGAGGCCTATGCTCGAACTTTGCTGGCGACCGACTATGCCGGATTCAAGGCCTCGGCCGAGACCTCGCTGGCGACCTTGTCGACCACGACCAGCGCGACGGCGGCCAGCCTGACGACGCTGTCGACCGACTACAGCGGCTTCAAATCAAGCACGACCTCGACGCTGGCCAGCCAGAGCACCGCGATCAGCACGACGGCCGCCAGCCTGACGACGCTGGAGTCGACGGTGGGCGCCAACAAGGCCAGCGCCGATGCAGGCTTGCTGACGCTGACCAATGGGGTCAGCACCCTGTCGACCCAGTACACGACCTTGAGCTCGACGGTGTCGAGCAACAAGGCCAGCGCCGACTCGAGCATTTCGACGCTGACCACGAGCGTCTCGTCCGTCTCTTCGACGGTGACGGCGCTTTCCAGCGACTACAGCGGGTTCAAGTCCAGCGCCAACGCGTCGCTGACGACCCTGTCATCGGCCCAGTCGACCCAGGCCACCCAGATCACGACGCTGCAGTCGAACGCGACCTCTCTGTCGGCGACGGTGACCTCGCAGGCCGCGACCCTGGCCGACGTCAGCAGCAAGGTGGCTGTCGCGCGTTTCGTGGTCGAGGCGGCCGCCTCAGGCGGTCTGCCGGCGCGCCTGGCGCTGACCAGCGACAGCCTGGGCGGATCGAACATCGCGCTCTCGGCCGCCAAGATCTACTTCGGGGACAACACGGTCTTTAACGACGCCACCGACACGCTGCGCACCGTCACCGGCTCAACGGCCTACGTGATCGCCTGGGGCGAAGCGTTCGGCGTCGACGGGGACCTTTTGTCCTGGATTGGCCCGGCCTCGGTGCCTACAGGCAGCGCGACGCGCTCCAACGCCTATTTCTACACGGCCAAGACCACGCCCTATCTGGGCGGCAGCGCCCTGCCGACCGGCGGCGGCGGCGCCGGTTTCGAGGTCAACCTCTCAACGCCCTTGGTCACTGGATCTCGCTCGGGCGTCGGTTCGGCCACGACCGACAACGTCAGCGTCTCGACGACGGGCGGTGACGGCTCGGTGAGCTACTCCTGGGCCTCGCTTTCAGGCGCTAGCTTCACCATCAGCTCCACGACGGGCTCGCTGGTGTCGTTCACGGGCTCCATTTCGTCGCTCGGCCAGACCCTGGATGGCTACTGGCGGGTGACCGCCCGCGACTCCGCCGGCCACGTCGCCTTCGCCGACGTCCACATCCTGATCTCCGAAACCTCGTAGGGCGCAGCCTGATGACCACCACGCCTACCCAGCACGCGACGGCCATCGCCGCCGCGATCGCGACCTTCCACGCCGGCGGTTCGCAATCGGCGCTGGCGGCCGCCCTGGCGGCCGCCCTGGCCGACTATGACGACATCGGCGGTCTGGCCCAGCGGATCGAGGATCTGATCACTGAAAATCAAACGATCATCTCGGCGCTGCAGCTGTTTACGCCGAAAGGTGGCGTTGACCTTGTCTCTGAGCTGCCGACCGATGAAGTCCTGGGCGCTTTCTATATCGTCACCACCGGCGAGTTCGCGGGCCACGGCTACATCAAGACGGGCCTGGGCTGGGAAAGCCTTGGGCCGGTGCGCGGCCAGACGGGTCCAGCGGCCTGGACGGCTGTGAGCGCCTGGGTCGAAGGCGAGAACTATGTGGTAGGCCCGCCCGCCAGCGCCGTGACTCAGGGCGGCGAGACGTTCGTCTGCGCCATCGCGCACACGGCGGGAACCTTCGCGACAGACCTTGCGGCGGGCAGATGGATCAAGGTGGCGGCCAAGGGCGCTACCGGGGCCACTGGAGCGACCGGTGCCACGGGCCCGACTGGGCCCACGGGCGCGACCGGCCCCACGGGAGCGACGGGCGCAACCGGTCCAACGGGGCCGGCGCCAAATCTGACGATCGGCACGGTTTCAAGCGGCGGCTCGCCGGCGGTCACTATCACGGGGTCGTCGCCCAACTACGCCCTCAACTTTACCCTGCAGCAAGGGCCTACGGGGTCGACCGGCGCGGCCGCGACGATCTCTATCGGCACGGTCACGACCTTGACGCCCGGCTCGCCGGCGACGGTGACCAATGTCGGGACCGCCGGCGCTGCTGTGCTGGATTTCGCCATCCCTCAGGGCGCGGCGGGAGCGGGGTCAGGCGACATGATCGCCGCCAATAACTTGTCGGAGCTGGTCAATAAGGCCACGGCGCGCACCAATCTCGGCGTGGCGCTGGGCAGTGACGTTCAGGCCTACAGCGCCAAGCTGTCGGCCTTTTCAGGGCTTACCGGCGGTGCCGACCTTCTGGCCTACTTCACCGGCGCCAGCGCCTTGGCGACCACGTCTCTGACCGCGTTCGGCCGATCGCTGATCGACGACGCCGATGCGAGCGCCGCGCGCACCACCCTAGGCCTGGTGATCGGCACGAACGTCCAGGCCTACAACGCCAATCTCGCTGCATTGGCAGGCCTGACCGGCGCGGCTGACAAGCTGTTCTACTTCACGGGCGCAGGTACGGCGTCGACGGCCGACCTGACCAGCGTGGCGCGCACGCTGCTGGCCCAGACCACCCAATCGGCGATGTTGACCACGGGTCTCGGCTTGTCGGCCAATGGCGCGAGCCTGGTCACGGCTGCGAACTATGCGGCCATGCGCACCGCCCTGGGGCTGGCGATCGGCAGCGATGTCCAGGCGTATAACGCCAATCTCGCCGCTCTGGCGGGCCTGACCGGCGCGGCCAACAAGCTGGCCTATTTCACCGCAGCCAATGCGTTGAGCTTGACCGACCTGACCGCCTTTGGGCGCACGCTAATCGGACTGGCTGACTATACGGCGCTCAAGGCCGGCCTGGCCCTGGCGATCAGCGATGTATCGGGCCTGACTGCTGCGCTGGCCGCCAAGCAAGACGCCCTGACCAAAGCCGTCGCGGGCGATATTCGAACCGGAACCGACGACGCCAAATATTTGACGGCCAAGTCGCTCTATGACGCCTCGGCGGCTGTGGCGCTGACCGATGGCGCGACGATCGCCGTCGACCTGGCGACGGGGTTGAACTTCTCCGTCACCCTGGGGGGGAACCGGACGCTTGGTGCGCCGACCAACGCCAAGCCGGGCGCGAGCGGGGTGATCGTGGTCAAGCAGGACGGCACGGGATCACGCACGCTGGCCTATGCCTCGGCCTGGAAATTCCCCGGGGGCGCGCCCACGCTCTCGACGGCGGCCAATGCGGTCGACGTGATCTCCTACTATGTCGAGAGCACCTCTGTGATCTATGCGATGCTTTCTAAGGGGCACGCCTGATGTTCCCCTTTAAAAGCCCGCCGTTGTCGGGCGGGGATCGGCCGCCCGTCATCCAGAATTTCACAGCCGGCCAGACCGCCACTGGCATCACCCCACCCCTTGGGGCAAAGAAGCTGATCGCCGAGCTGCTCAGCGGCGGAGCCCCGGGCTTCATTGGGGCGGATGAAGACGAGAACGGCAACCCCGATGAAGCGGGAAGCGGCGCCGGCGGGCACTATTTGCGCGTGTCGTTTCAGCTAGGTGCTGGGCAGTCCTTTGAGCTTTCAGTCGCGGCTCTAAAGGCGGCTGAGTTTGAGCAAGCAGCCTATGGCAACAACAGCTACATCTACATGTACACATACGGGGTAAGCAGCGGCTACCTCGCGTTCTGCAATGCGCCCGCCAACGCCTACGCCTCCAACGGAGGCTACTCAACAAGCATCGAGGGGGTGGTCGTCGAGCAGTTTACCCGCGGCTCAAACGGCGCAACGACCGACATCAACAGCGGAGCTGATGACCCTCGGTCAGGTGGCGCGGCGGCGTCAGGCGGCTCGCTTGTCGGAGGTGTGGGTGGCGCCCCAGGGGAAGCAGGCTCCGGACCCGGAGGCGGCGGCGGATACGCCCCTGGAGATCCCGGTTCTGGCGCCGGAGGCTACATCCGCCTCACCTGGACTTTCTAGGAGGTATCATGAAATACGCGATTCCGGCTGACGGCGGCTTCCAGCGTCTTTATGGGCAGCCCTTTGCCCTCGATGGCGTGCAGTACCCTGGCAACGTGATCGATCTCTGGTCGGCTGAGGACCTGGCGGCGATTGGGGTGCTGGCGATTACGCCAGCCGCCGCGCCTCCGGAAGGTGAGAGCCTTATGTCGATCGAGCTCGAGCTGGTTGACGGCCAGCTGGTGGAGGTCGGCGTCTATGGCCAGCGGCCACTGCCGCCTGAGGTGCCCATGCACAAGATCCTGAAGGCGGCGCTGATCACGCCGTGGGCGGGTCACGCCAACCTCGATGCGGCCATACGAGTGGCGTTCGCATCGCTGCCGCATCCGCAGAACGTGCTGGCCCTGGCGGAGTATGAACGCGCCCCGAACTTTGTCACCGCCGGCGTCACGACCCAGAACACCAAGGCGGCGCTGGGCATGACGGACCAGCAGTTCCGCGACCTGGTGCTTCTGGCCGACAGCATGGCCTGACGGCCAGAGATCTCGCTGACAACCCGACGCTGTCGCGTCGCCAGCTCGTCTGGCGGCGCGCAGTCGCGCATCTGAACCTTACGAAAGGAGACCCCATGGCCACGGCCTATGTCACCCTCGCGCCGATCGGCGCCAAGGACCGAAACGGCAACGAGATCCCGCTGCTGCGCGGACGTCCGCTCAAGGACGCTGCCGTGACGGTTGGTGCAACGAATACGCCGCTGGGCGCGGGGTTCACGGTTCCGGACGATGCGGAGGGCGAGATCGCGACCTATGCCTGGTTTGTGACGGCCGTGGACGCGAACATGAAGGTGGTCTCCGGGGCTGCCCCCAACGCTCAGACGGGTACGGGCTGGCGGATTTTGCAGGGCGAGACCATCCCAATCAAATGCGAAGAGGCGGGCGAAACCTTGGCCCTGGTCACCCTATGAGCCGGCATTTTCTGAACCCGGGTTTCACCCGGGGGCTAGGCCTCACCCCAGTCAAGGGTGGTGGGGTCATCCGCACCCTCACGATCATGCGCGACGCCCTCGTTTTGCGCGACACGCAAAGGCTGACCGACAATGGCTGA